CAGTTAAGAAGCATAGTATCGAATGCAAGTATAGCTGATGAGCGCAATATTAATGAAGTTCTTGGAGATACAATCAATCGATTATCTGAACTAGCTGCAGATAAAAAATCAACCTCAAAATCTTTGAAAGAAGCTTACAGTGAAAATAAGCACAAGTATTTCAATGAAAATTACAATCCAGAATATTTGTATTTGGGATTCGAAGAAATTGACAATATGGTTAGTGGTATTGAAGATACAGACCTTGTTTGCATAGCTGCAAGACCTAGTATTGGTAAATCTGCTTTTGTTACACAAATAGCCTTTAATAAAGCTAAACAAGGGCGAAAGGTAGCATTTTACAACCTTGAAATGAATAATAAGCAGGTTATTGACAGAATATTATCCTCTGAAACAAAAATACCCTTTGACCGTATTAGGCACGCAAAGAACTTTACCGGGGATGAAGAGCTAAGATTTAGGGATGCTGAAAATACTCTTCTTAATTGCGATAATCTGATCATGGATGATTCAGGAAGTAAAACAGTCAGCGAAATTAGAAACGAGTGTAAATATATAGATAACCTTGGATTGATAATAATTGATTATTTACAGTTACTTAAGCCAGAGAATGGAAGAAATGGAAATAAGGTTCAAGAAATCGGTGACATAAGCCGAGGTCTGAAAGCTATGGCTATGGAGCTAAAAGTGCCAGTAATTGCATTATCTCAAATGAGCCGAGGAATTGAGCAACGAGCAGAAAAAGAACCTGTATTGGCAGATTTACGAGAAAGTGGAGATATTGAACAGGATTGTAATGTTGTTATCTTTCTTTATGAGTTAAAGGAAGATGGCGAAACTATCAAGGATGTAAAAGGTGCTAAGGTTGCTAAGAGTAGACAAGGTAGGACGGGTAAAAGTAAATTGATGTTTAAAGGCGAATATATGACATTTTACAATATTGATAGCGGTGTTGAATCTTATTACAAGCCTAAGGAAAAACCTAAAAAGGATGATGGTTTTATGAAGCTGATCTCGGGCGAAGATACACCTTTTGGGAGTGAGGATGATTAAATGAGGAAAACAATTCTAGATGCTTGTTGCGGTAGCAGGATGTTTTGGTTTGATAAGAAGAATGAGAATGTTGTTTTTATGGACAATAGAGAACTTGAAGATACTTTATGCGATGGCAGAAAATTAGTTGTTAAGCCAGATATAGTTGCAGATTTTAGAAACATTCCATTTTCTAATAATACCTTTAAATTGGTTGTATTCGACCCGCCCCATCTATTAAAAGCTGGAGAAACATCATGGTTAAGAAAAAAGTACGGTATCTTACCTAGCGAATGGAAAGAATACATAAATCAAGGCTTTAAAGAATGCATGAGAGTTTTAGAACCTCGTGGAACTCTAATTTTTAAATGGAATGAGGAACAAATTAAAACTTCTGAAATCTTGGCCAACATAGATTTTAAGCCATTGTTTGGAGATAAACGAAGTAAAACACATTGGTTAGTATTTATGAAAGAGGATGATTAAATGGCAGCAGTTACAAATAAGGAAATTCCAGAAATTTTTCAAATGTTTGGAGATGCATTTAATCTCCTAAAAAAGTATTACAAGCCAGAGCCACAAGATGATTATTGGGAGCAATTGAGAAATGAGATTGATATTGTCTATAAAAAGTACAAGTCTCAGCTTTGCAAAGACGTATTATTGGCTATCGCTAATGATATTGACAGAAGATTTAAGGAAAGGGGATAAGTACATGGCAAAAGGAGACAAAGAGTTCTATTGGCGGATGGAAGGTATGGTATATGCTCATAAAATCGCCAAGGAGCAAGGAATTGAAGCTTTAGAGGGAGAAATTAAGGCTAGGAATATTTTAAAAGCTTCTATCGAAGTTAACAGAGAAAGACTGGAAGAACTCTACACAATTATTTCAACTCGAATTTACAACAATATGCTTACCATGGCATACGCAGCTCTTCATGACACATTCGGATTCAGAAAGGACAGGCTTAAAAGGTTTAAAAAAGCTTTTGATGAAAAGACGATGCTTGTAGCTGATTTGACTAGGTTTGGAAATCATTATGCTACATTTACGGATTATGCAGTGGAAGCAAATGAGAAGTATGATTTAGGAATTAACATTGACCTTGTGAGCAGTGTACAGGATTGTAATGACGAAACTATCGGGAAACGTGCTAGGATAGATGCGATTGAAAAACTCCTTGAACAGAATGGATTTACTGAAGCTTCGCAGTTTTTGAAAGACTATGAATTCACAAAGATGGGGTGATGGCATGAAAGAAGTGTATGCAAGTAAAAGAGAAGAAGCAAGCAGAAAAATCGTATTGGGAGAAATGGAAAGAGATAATGCTCGAAGTAGTGCGGTAGAAGCATTTAAAAGACCTGCATATGGGGTCAAGCCAGCTAAAGAAATGTGCAGAGTACATAAGGTTGATAGTTGATGTAGCAAACAAAAATAGTTGCAAGTGTAAAATGCAATTAGGATTCATTGCTAGTTAAAGCAAGATTTAACGAGGTAAGAAATTAAAGAAAGGAGACGAGCTCCTGCAGGGCAAAGACATGTCGGCTCCTTTAGTGAAAATGATAAACGGCGAATTGATAGTAGATAACTTTGCTGGTGGGGGCGGTGCTTCCACTGGAATAGAATTAGCAACTGGAAGAAGTGTTGATATAGCAATCAATCATGATCCAGAAGCTATAAAGATGCATAAGGCTAATCATCCAAGCACAAAGCATTATTGTGAATCTGTTTGGGATGTTAATCCAGTTGAAGCATGTAAAGGGCATCCAGTGGCATTAGCCTGGTTCAGTCCAGATTGTAAACATTTCAGTAAGGCAAAGGGCGGTAAGCCTAAGGATAAAACCATAAGAGGGCTTGCATGGGTAGCACTTAGATGGGCTGCAATGGTTCGACCAAGAGTAATTATGCTTGAAAATGTGGAAGAGTTCAAAACATGGGGACCACTCAATAGAAGTCACAGACCTATTAAGAAAAAGGTTGGTTCAACATTTGAAAAATTTGTAAATCAACTTAAGAATCTTGGTTATGAAGTGGAATTTAATGAATTGGTTGCTGCTGATTATGGAGCACCTACGAAACGTAAAAGATTTTTTATGATTGCAAGGTGTGATGGTAAACCCATTACATGGCCAGAGCCTACACATGCACCAGCGGATAGTGAGTTAGTTAAGGCTGGAATATGTGAGCAATATATTGGAGCATATACACAGATTGATTTTTCAATGCCTTGCCCTTCAATTTTTGATACAGCGGAAGAAATAAAAGAAAAATACGGAATCAGAGCAGTAAGACCACTGGCAGATAAAACGATGAATAGAATTGCAAGGGGCATGCAAAAGTTTATTATTGATAATCCAGAACCATTTATAGTTCCTATTGGATATGGAGAGCGAAAAGGTCAACAACCTAGATTGCAAGATATTAAGGAACCACTATCAACAATTGTTAGTAGCTGTAAACAATATTTATGTGCGCCAGCATTAATTCAGTATCATTCTGAAACTACTAAGGATGGTGTGAGAGGTCAGGATATAAATGATCCTATTCTTACGGTAGACGGTAGCAATAGATATGGCTTGGTAACATCATTCCTTAGTAAATTTTATAAAACTGGAATAGGGCAGGACTTAAGAGAGCCTTTACATACTGTTACCACATCAGCCGGACATTTCGGGGAAGTGAGAGCATTTCTGATTAAATACTATGGTCAAGGCACAGGGCAGGAAATAAAAGAGCCTTTAGATACTGTAACAAGTAATGACAGATTTGGATTGGTAACAATCAAAGGTGTAGATTACAAGATTGTAGACATTGGATTAAGAATGTTAGAGCCAAAGGAATTATATGGCTGCCAAGGCTTCCCGGATGATTACATAATTGATAAGGATTATGAAGGGAAAAGTTATAGCAGAAGCGAACAAGTAAAAAGGTGTGGAAATGCAGTCCCACCACCATTCGCAAATGCACTTGTTAGAGCAAATCTCAAAGAATTGTGTACGTGTGAAAGAATGCCTAACATGATGATTGATGATAGTCAGGAACAATTGAAATTTGCATAGATAATGTAGACTTTAGCCAAGTAAGGAGGATTGATAATTATATGTTAGATTTTGGATATTACAACATGGATTGTATGAAAGGAATGAAAGAATTTCCTGATAACTATTTTGATTTGGCTATCGTTGATCCTATATATGGTGATGTTAAAGCAGGCGGTTACATGACAGGAAAATCAAAAGGTGGAGTAGGACCACATCCAGATTATGATTATTCTATTTGGTCTCAAGAAAAGACAGACAAAAGTTATTTTGATGAACTTTTCAGGGTAAGTAAGAATCAAATAATATTTGGAGGAAATTACTTTGCTGAAGAGATTGGTAAAAATAGTTCTTGCTGGATCGTGTGGGATAAATGTAATGGAGATACAAACTGGGCAGATTGTGAACTTGCATGGACTTCATTTGATTCTGCAGTAAGGATGTTTAAATTTATGTGGAATGGTATGCTACAAGGAAAATCAATAGAGCAGGGTGAATTTATGCA